GATATCTTTATCAAACCTGCAAGGTCGATTAACTTCATCGGTCTTACATTTGTTGCCACCAGAACTGGTGTTGCTTTTGAAGAAGTAATTGGTAACGTTTAATTAAATTAGAGGTTTAACGAACTATGGCAACCCGTCAACAAGTAAACAACATTCCACTCAGAAAAATCACCGATTTTAAGAGTAAGTTAACTGGTGGTGGTGCAAGACCCAATCTATTTGAAGTTGAGTTAGCATTCCCTGGTGCCGTTGGTGTTGATAATGACACCTTGCAAAAGTCAAGATTCCTTGTTAAGGCAGCAGCACTGCCTGCATCAACGGTTGCTCCAATCGATGTTCCATTCAGAGGTCGTATTCTTAAGATCGCTGGAGACAGAACATTTGAGACTTGGACAATCACCGTCATCAACGATGTCGATTTCTCCATTCGCTCAGCATTTGAGAAGTGGATGAACACAATCAATAAGATGAATGATGGTACTGGATTGACAGATCCAGAAGCATATCAGGCAGATGCATATGTTTATCAGCTTGGTCGTGATGGTGGAATCCTCAGATCTTACCATTTCTATGATGTATTCCCAACCAATATTTCAACAATTGACCTGAGTTATGAAACAACCGACACTATTGAAGAGTTTACTGTAGAACTTCAAGTTCAATGGTGGGAAGCATCAAGAGGAACTTCTCCTAATGCTGGTGGCGAAGACATTAACTAAATAGTAAAATAACAGTCTAGTTAAGATTATAATGGCAAAACTTTTTGGTTTTTCAATTGAAGATAAAGAAAAAAAACCCGATTCTATAGTGTCCCCCGTTCCTCAGTCAAATGAGGACGGGGTTGATCATTATATTTCTAGCGGATTTTATGGTCAATATGTAGATATTGAAGGTGTATATAGAACCGAATATGATTTAATTAAAAGATATCGTGAAATGGCACTCCATCCAGAATGTGATGGTGCTATTGAAGATGTTGTTAATGAAGCAATCGTTAGTGATCTTTACGATTCTCCCATCGAAATTGAGTTATCTAATTTGAATGCTAGTGATAAATTAAAAAAGGCAATTAGAAAAGAATTTAGAACAATAAAAGAAATACTTGATTTTGATAGAAAGTCTCATGAAATTTTTAGGAATTGGTATATTGATGGAAGACTTTATTATCTGAAAGTAATTGATCTTAACAAACCAGAAGATGGAATTAAAGAACTGAGATATATTGATCCAATGAAGATCAAGTATATCAGACAAGAAAAGAAAAAACAAGAAGAACAAAGATTAGTAAATCTTAGACTTGCATCTGAAGATAAGGTTGCAAATCCAGAAATTGATGAGTATTTTCTTTATACTCCCACTCCAAATTATCCGATTACTGCCGGAGGACAACAAAAGAATTCAATTAAAATCGCTAAGGATTCAATTACTTATGTCACTTCTGGTCTTGTAGACAGAAATAAAGGATCTGTTCTTTCCTATCTTCATAAAGCAATTAAGGCACTCAATCAACTCAGAATGATTGAGGACTCACTGGTTATCTATCGTTTGTCAAGAGCACCAGAACGTCGTATTTTCTATATTGACGTTGGCAATCTCCCTAAAGTAAAGGCAGAACAATATCTTCGTGATGTTATGATGCGTTATCGTAACAAGTTGGTTTATGATGCCAACACTGGTGAAGTTCGTGATGATAAAAAGTTCATGAGTATGCTGGAAGATTTCTGGCTCCCAAGAAGAGAAGGTGGTAGAGGAACTGAAATTTCTACACTTCCTGGTGGTCAAAATCTTGGAGAACTTGCTGATATTGAGTATTTCCAAAAGAAACTCTATAGAGCACTTGGAGTTCCAGAATCAAGAATTGCTGCTGATGGTGGTTTTAACCTTGGTCGTTCTTCTGAGATTCTGAGAGACGAACTTAAGTTTGCTAAGTTTGTTGGTCGTCTGAGAAAGCGTTTTGCTCAGATGTTCAATGATATGTTAAAAACTCAATTGATTCTTAAGAACATCGTAAGTCCCGATGATTGGGAAATGATTGCCGATCATATTCAATATGACTTCCTCTACGATAATCAGTTTGCAGAATTAAAAGAAACAGAGATGCTTAACGAGCGTCTTGGTGTTCTGGCAACAATTGAACCTTATATTGGTAAGTATTATTCTACCGAGTGGGTTCGTAGAAAAGTATTACGCCAAACGGATTCTGAAATGATCCAAATGGACGAACAGATTGAGCAAGAAATTAAGGATGGTATCATTCCAGATCCAAACTCAATTGATCCAATTACCGGTGAACCACTTCCAGCAGGAGGTGAACAAGGAATGATGGGTGATGTTCCAATGGAACCAGATCTTGAAAATCAAGGAGAAATTACTCAGGTAAAAGAACCAAAAGGTGGCGAGATATAAATAAAAAATATAGTTATAATCACTTTTTATGGAAGAAATTGTAAATTTGATAGGATCAGACGCTTCTGCATCGGACATTAGTGACAAAATTAAAGATGCTCTTTATGCCAAAGCGGCACAAAGAATTGACAATATTAGACCAACAGTAGGAGCATCGATGTTTGGTGAAACTGAATTAGAAACATCAGAGGAACAAGATGGCTAGAACTTTACTCTTAGCGGACGAAATTGCATTACCAACAGATACTGGTACAGCAACTAGTTTTTCTTCTGCTACTGTTGTTAGACTTGTAAATACGACTTCAACTGCACAAGTTGTAACTGTAGTAGAAACTCAAAGTGGAACTGGAATTGGTTCATTTACAATGCTCGGAGACACTACAGAATTGTTAGAGAAAAATGCATCATATTGCGTTTATTCAACTTCAGATACTGTAAAAGGAACAAAAGTAGGATTTACTGGATAAACAAATGAAACTTATCACGGAAGAAATTTCAAACGTAAAAATTATTACCGAAGGCAAAGGTGCCGGTAAGAAATTATATATTGAAGGAGTTTTCCTTCAAGGGGATATCAAAAACCGTAATGGTAGAATGTATCCCATGGAAACTCTTGCTCGTGAAGTAAAGAGATACAACGAAACTTTTGTTCAAAAAGGTCGTGCTCTTGGTGAACTTGGACATCCAGATGGTCCTACCGTCAATCTTGATCGTGTTTCTCACAAAATTACTTCACTTGTTCAGGAAGGAAGTAATTTTAAAGGTAAGGCACAAATTCTGAATACCCCTATGGGTAAGATTGCATCTTCACTTCTTGATGAAGGTGTAATGCTCGGGGTTTCTTCTCGTGGTGTTGGTTCACTTAAGATGACTAATGAGGGTCATAAAGTTGTCGGTGAAGATTTCATGTTAGCAACTGCTGCTGATATCGTTTGCCGTCTTTCGCTTGCTAAAGATATTGTTCAGGGAATCATGGAAGGAAAGGAGTGGGTTTGGGAAGGAGGAATCCTTCGTGAACAACTCGCTGAAAAGACACAAAAGAGAATTAATACTCTCGTTGACCAAAAAAGACTTGAGGAGCACAAACTCCAGTTATGGAATAATTTCCTTTCAAATCTTTAATTTATAAATAAATATAGATTAATACAAAAATCTGATAAAACAAATGTCCGTTGGTAGCAATTTACAAGAAATGGAAAACGTAGTAACCAAAGGCGCTGCTGCATCTGAACCAATGCAAAAACTGTCTGGAGGCACTCCAGGTCAGCCTGCTGTGGAAGATCTCGGTGGTCCTACTCCAGAAAACTATAGAGCAGACGACGACTCTGCTAAACTCAAAGAACCTTCTATTGCAACAGTTGCAGACGTTGTAAAAAGAGGTGCCAAACCTGCTGAACCCATGCCAAAAGGCATGAAGGAAGAGGAAGAGGTTGAAGGAGAAGTAGTTGCCGAAGCAGAAGAAGAGACTGCTGAGGAAGAAGTAGTTACTGAAGAAGAAACTACTGAAGAGGAAGTAGTTGCTGAAGAAGAGACCTATGATGTTGAAGAAGACATCAATGCTCTTCTCCAAGGTGAAGAACTCTCCGAAGAATTTGAAGAGAAAGCACGTACCATTTTTGAAACCGCTATCAAGGCAAAAGTTGCAGAAATCCAAGAAGAATTAACTGCACAGTATGAGCAAACTCTTGAGGAGCAAGTTGCAACCATTAAGGAAGAACTGACCGATAGAGTTGATGCTTATCTTGAGTA